CAACTTGCATCGGCCGTCGGCACAAAGCAAATGAATCTTCCGAGGTGGATCTAATGAACGTGATTATTGACGAGCGGCACGGCCGCAACTGGGCGCTCTACAACGGCGACTGCTGTGAAGTCATCAAGGGTATTCCTGATGAGTCGGTAGACCTGACGGTGTTTTCTCCGCCGTTCTCCAGCCTCTACACCTACTCGGACAGCGAGGCCGATATGGGCAACTGCGCCAGTGATGAGGAGTTTTTCGCGCACTTCGGATTTCTTGCGCCGGAACTACTTCGAGTGACGACGACGGGGCGGCTGTGCGTGATGCACGTTAAAGACCTGCCGACGTACCGCAACAGTGACGGCGCCAGCGGCCTGCGGGACTTTCCCGGTCAGTGCATCGTTGCCATGGAGCGGGCCGGGTGGACGTTTCATAGCCGGGTTACGGTGTGGAAGTGCCCGGTGACGGAGCGGGAGCGGACCAATAACAACGGGCTCCTCCATAAAACCGTCATGCGTGATTCTTCGCAGATCCGGCAGGGAATGGCTGACTACGTGTTGGCATTCCGCAAGACGCCGCCCGGTGACAATCTCAGCACGAAGCCGATTGAGCGGCCGACTGGGTTCGAGCGGTATATCGGCGACGCGGCGCAAGATCCGCGCGAAACCGACCAGCACCCTTCGAAATACGCCCGCAAAGGCCGCGACGGGCGGACAAGCGTGGAGATTTGGCGGCGGTACGCGGAGCCGGTGTGGTGGGACATCGACCAAACCGATGTACTCAACTTCCGCATCGCCCGCGACGAAAAGGACGAGAAACACATCTGCCCGCTACAGCTCGGGTTGATTCGCCGGTGTTTAGAGCTGTGGTCGTCGCCGGGTGATGTCGTGCTGTCGCCGTTCGCTGGCGTCGGCTCAGAGGGGTTTGTTGCGCTGGACGAAGGCCGCAAGTTCATCGGGATCGAGTTGAAGCCGGGTTACTTTTCGACGGCCATCAAGCACCTGGAGAGCGCGGAGGCATACGCCGGTGCGCAGGGAGGTCTATTCGATGCCATCGACTGACAACCCCATCGCCACCGCCCAGCGCGAACAGCGAGAAGCGGCGGCGCGGTACATCGCGGACGGGCACCCACTGGCGGAGCTTGGCATGGGCGACTGGTTCGCGGAGGAGTTTTTGATGGAGCAGGAGTTGCGCGATGCAAGAATACAGTGCGTGTGAGCCTATCCCCGGGTTTCCATGGATTTGCAAAGCCATGCGGAGGGCGAAAGGAATCTACTATCAACCTCAATGGCATTATTTAGACTGGGAAGCCATCCCGGCTGAATTGCAAAGGCTAGAGGATAGCGTTGATACGCTAGGTGTCCAAATTGGCGCGTGGATGACGCTAGTTCGCGACCGGGGGTGCGGTGGCGGATCTTATTTGGTGCCCAAGTTCATCATCAAGTACGACCAGCCAGGGCACGCATGGGAGCCGCATTGGGCGCAACGCGGTAAAGAGGCCAAGCCATGACCCGCCCCTGGACTCTAGCCGAATCCCGCACCATCGCCGAACGGGTGATGGAGTGGCAGGTGACGGAGCACCAAGGCCACTTGTTTTTCGCCACCGCTGATCAGAAGCCGTGGTGGTTGCCTACTCGCTCCATTCCCCACTGGCCCGCCGATCCAGCAGCCGCCGCCATGGCGCTGGCGGCGATACAGATGGACGGGTGGCGCGTCGAGTTCGGCTTTTGGACGGGGGCGAGCCATGCGTTCTGCGTGCGGCTGCGGCACCCGATCACCAAAGACGCAGCCGAGGGTAACGCGCGGGAGTGGTCCGAGGCTGTGATGCTGGCGGTTTTGGCGGCGGTGGAGGGATGAGGGATGTCCATCAATACGCCGATGAGCCACTGAAGCCATATTTGCCAAATTCCATGCGGCGACTTGGGCACAAGGCAGATGGAGCGATTGCGGGGAGGCAGCGGAGCCACGTGCAGGCTGATTGGACATGGGAGGAGATGTTTATGCAGGACGATGAGGCCAGAAAAACCATTCGATATCCACGCGGTGAGAGGCCATGAGGCCGCCCGATGTTGAGTTCGCCGTCCTGGGCGTGCCAGGTCCTCAAGGCTCAAAACGCCACGTTGGCGGCGGGCGCATGATCGAATCATCAAAGAAGGTTGCACCGTGGCGTGATTCCGTCGCATGGGCTGCGCGGGAAGTCATGGCGGGCCGGCCACCGATTGACGGGCCTGTGCGGTGCCAGATGGTGTTTATCTTCCCGCGGCCGAAGTCTCGCAAGCGGACGGCGCTGCATGACCGCAAGCCGGATCTATCGAAGCTCATCCGCTCGACGGAGGACGCGCTGACCACGGGAGGGGCCTGGGCTGATGACGCGCGGGTTGTGGAGTACGTCAACACGTGCAAGCGGTACACCGATGAGATGCCACCGGGCTCGATTACGAGCGGCGCCGCGATCCGAATATGGCGGGCCACGCCATGACCATCCTCGACCAACTCAAGCGCGCCGGCGCCGTGCTGGTGCGACAAAAGAATCATCAGGTGTGGCGGCTGCCTACGGGCGGCGCTATGTGATGGCGCAGACGCCCAGCGATGGGCGAGCGGGTAGGAATCAGGCGGCCGTGCTCAAGCGGCTGATGCGGGCGAAGTAGACGGAAAGAGGGAGCTAATGACACAATTTGAGAAAGTGGCGGTGGAAATCACCAAGGGTGTAGCCGTCGATAAGCAGACGGCGCTGGCGATGGGTGGCGGGCAAGCGTATGCGCCGCCACAAGAAAGCGACCAGCCAACATATTACGCGCCTCCGCCGCTGCGGACGGTTCCTATCGACCCATCGTTTACCGACCTGACCGGGAATAAATTCGGGCGGCTGACCGTGCTGGGTTTGGCAGCCGCCGGGCTAGACGGGAAGAAAAAGCGCTGGGCGTGCCGTTGCACCTGTGGAAAGTACTCTACCCATCGACCGTCCGCGCTGTTAGCCGGAAATGAGGACCGGTGCCACGATTGCCGTATTAAACGAGCGGCGACCGATGGGATCGGCGGGCGCTGCGTTGCGTGCGGCGGGTTGGCGCGATTTATGCCCTATTGCGGGAAGTGCGGTAAAGCGCGAGGGCGCGAGGCGCCTAGCGTTACGCAGATTGTGCTGAAAGGAGGCGTATAATGCCGCGCGCCCGTAACATCAAACCTGGATTCTTTGAGAGCGACGACCCGGCAAAGGTTGGGTATCCGCAGCGCCTTTTGTGGATCGCCATGTGGACGCTGGCGGACAAGGAAGGCCGCCTGGAGTACCGCCCGACGCGGCTCAAAAAGTACGCCTTTGGCTTCGATCCGGCGACCGTGGAAGACGTCGCGCAGTGGGTTCACGACCTCCACGACGCCGGGCTGATCGTTCTTTATCCGGTCGGTTCTGTCGAGGTGATCCAGTGCGTGAACTTCCTGAAGCACCAGCGGCCGCACTATAAGGACCCGGAGAGCGAGTACCCTCCTCCCCAAAGTTCCCCAAAGTTCCCCGGGATTTCGGTTAATGATAAGCCGATCATAGACGATTTCCCCAAAGTTCCCCAAAGTTCCCCGGGGAATCCTGGGGAAACGCTTGATGATACGTCAATGATAGAGGCAAATCCCGGGGAATCCTGGGGAAACGGCCTATCATTGGCCGATCATAGACGATTTCCCCAAAGTTCCCCAGGATTTGCCTCTATGATAGGGGGGGTTCCCGGTATGAATGTGGAATGTGGAATTTTGAATGTGGAAGGGGGAAGGGGGAATGGCGCGCTATCGCCCGCCCCGCCCCCGCCGCAGCAACTCCGCATCGACGACAGCGGGCCGGACCCGGAAAAGCTTTTCCAGACGGCGGCGAAGTTCGCATGTGAGAACTTGCCAGCCGGCGGCGATGTCGGGCTCACAGCTTCGGCCATGCGCGGCGAGTTTCAGAAGTCGGCCAGCTTCGAGGGTAACCCGGCCGGGTTCTGCCTGGCCTACACTGCCAGCGTCCGCAAGTGGCGAGCGGCATACGACGCAAACCCGGACCTGCGGACCAAGCAGGCGCAATGGTGGACCCGCGACGGCACGTACTCGCAAGCACCGCCAGCTCCAAGGGCACCGCGGCGGTTTGGACCGGTGGACCTGAAAGCCGGGCTGGCGGTGGACGATGCCCTGTAACCGCGGCACGGCCACCGCCCAGCTCAACCGAATGTCGAATCTCCAGGGGTTCGGCTTCATGGCGCCGGAGACGTTCACCTCGCTCATTGACGTGCTCGCCAGTCATTCCGACGATGCGGCGCACGCTCGGGCGGCGGTGGATCTGCTATTGGCCCGCAAATCGCTTCCAACGGGGCCGCAAGACATCGCGGACGCGCTGAACGAGGCGAAGCATGGGCAGCCGGTAAACGAGGCACCTCGGGCAAATACGGGAGGGTGCGGGCGCGAGATTCCAGGGTTGACGTACTGGGACTACGATCCAAACTCGCGCGGGCTTGAAAAGATCCACCACCCGGCACGATGCGCAGGTGGAGAAATCCGCGTCACGAAGTGGGTACGGGTGCAGGGCATGGTGGACGATCAAGGGAATCTGCTCAAGCAGCCGTACCACGTCAGCGGGAAATGCCGTTGCGCTGGTGGCACGCTATGAAACGAGTTCTGTCCGAGCACCGAACCAGCCAAGCGGCAATTGCGCGACTGAATACGCTGGTCGAGGAGCAGTGCCGGGTGATATCGGCGC